AAGCAGGAAATTACCCGAAAGGGCACCTTCGGATTGCCGGAATAGATATCACGGTGGAAACGCCGCGGGGGTCGTATCGTGAAGGCGTAGGCAAGGGCGGCAAGCGCTGGCGTTGCGTCATGCCCTCGCATTATGGATATGCCAAGGGTTCGGTCGGCGCCGATCATGACCACCTGGATGTTTATGTCGGCTTGCATCCGAAAAGCTCGCGCGTGTTCATTGTCGATCAAGTCGATGCCGATTCCGGCAAATTCGATGAACACAAGGCGCTGATTGGTTTTGCCAGCAAGGCGCAAGCGGAGGCGATTTACAAAAAAGGTTTCTCGGATAGCCGCGGCGCGGATCGCATCGGCCACATAACCGAAATGTCGGTGGATGAGTTTCGGGATTGGCTCAAGAGCGGCAAAACAAAAGAGCCGCTGCGCAATAACTACGCGCGGGGCGGTGTTGTCCGAAAAATTGGAGAGAACGCCAAGCGCATTAAGCGCACGTCCTGGGGCGCCCGTTCTCGGGGGCCATGGGATCGCACTGGCAAGGCGGACGGCGGCGGCGTCGGCGACGACTTCAACACGCGACTTTCCCCGGCAGATGAGGCGGCTTTCCAGCCATGGAAGGCGCAGAACATGCCGAACGATTCCGGCGTCGACTACGATCAGCGCGGCGCGTATCTGGCGAGCGCGTCACGCCAGCCCAACGGGCATTGGGGAGACAGATTCAAAAAGCCGAACCACCCAACTTTCAGCGATCAATCGCAGTACGCAGAACAACGGCCGGACATGGCTGGCCACTGGAATGGCGAACAGTTCATCCCGCCGGCTTTGAAGGCAGGCGGCGGTGCCGTTCTATCTGATGCCGATGTGGGGTTAGAGCCCGCTGGCGGTGGGTCTGCCGCGGCCTCGTCCGGTCCTCGCCTTCTGAGCGATGCCGACGTGGGGCTTTCGCCCGCCGGCCGTCCAAAGAAAGACGTTCTTGAAGATGTCGCAATGCAAGTTCCTACGGGGTTCAACTCCGGGCTGGCGTCGATGGCGGGTCTGCCTGTTGATGCGATGACATGGGCGCTTAATAGATTGCCCGGCGTCAATATCAAGCAACCGTTCGGCGGTTCCGAATCAATCAAGCGCGGCCTCGGCTATCTCGGCGCGAATCCTGATCTTGCGCCGGCCGAAACTTCGGCTGGGCACATTGCCCGCGCGGCTGGTGAAGGCGCAGGCATGATGGTCGCACCGGAAGCGGCGTTGGCTACCGCTGCGAAAGCCGGGGTGAAGTTTGCGCCGCGGGTGGGTGAGCTGGCGCAGTCGGTCTTTGGCCGCGCCGAAAGTTTGCCGTCAATGGCTACAAATGCCCTTGTAGGCGCTGGCGGTGGCGCGGCGGGCAAGGTCGCGGAAGATGCGGTGCCTGATCCCTACAAGCCTCTGGCCAATCTGGGCGGCAATCTGCTGGGCGGTGGGCTGACGGCGGCCGGTGCCGTGGGAACGCGAATTGCTGGCCGCGCTGGGCTCGATGCCGCTGGCAATTTCGCGCGACCGTTTACAGAAGCGGGACGCGAACGAATGGCGGCGGATACGCTCGGCAATCGGTCCTCGTCGCGTGAGGCATTGCGCGACACTCTCGACAATCTGCCGCCTGAACAAGTGCCCGGCTCGCAACCGACCACGTTCCAAGCAACCGGCGACATGGGCCTGGGTGCATTGGAGCGCGAAGTCGCAACGCGCAATCCCGCCGAGTTCATGCAACGTCGCGCCGAACAGAACTCGGCGCGGGTAGATGCGTTGCGCGGCCTCGAAGAAAACGGCTCGCCTGCCGATGTCTCGCATGCCCTGCGCCAGCAATTCGACCATATCGACCAAATGACGCAAGGCGCTGTCGATCGCGCAACGGCGGAAGCGGCAGGGCGCGTCTATGAAATAGGCGGGCACGGTACAACTGAGGGCTATGGCGCGGCGCTGCGCGACGGCGCCGCGCAAGCTCGGGCGGAAGCGAAAGCGAATGAGCGGGCGCTGTGGCGCGCCGTCGATCCCGACGATTCGCTTATCCTGCCGGTGGCGGGCGTCAAGCAGGCAGGGGCCAAGGTCTACGGGTCGGTGCCGGCAACGGCGCGGCCGATCGCGGGCGAGGAAGCCGCAATCCGCGACACCATCAAGGCGCTGCCGCTCGCAACAAAGTTCGCCGACGTGGCGGCGCTGCGCAGTCGTGTGTCTACTGCGATGCGCGAAGAACTGATGACCAATGGACAAAGCACGGCTTACGCGCGGCTGACGCAATTGCGCGGGGCTATTGAAAAATCATTGGACGGCACGATTGAGAAAACGGCAAAGCAAGAGGCAAAGGCCCTCGCTGCTGGCCAGCTTGATCCGTCCGAAACCTTTGCTGGCCGTCTCGCACAGACCATGCGCAACACGCCAGAAGCGCCGCAGGTCGGATCTTCCGTGTATTCGCCGGCCGGGCGCCAAATTGACGTTGATTACCATGTCGTGCCCGGCTCGAGCCTCGTCACGTCGCACACGCCTGACATGCAAGCAAATCCGGCATACCCGTCCGAATTGCAGCCGCGCGATCGATCCCGCGCTGCCAGCGAATTGCAGGTTTCGCAGATGACGAAAAACCTTCAACCGGAACGGCTCGGACCGTCGCATTCTGCCGGGGAGGGCGCGCCGATCGTCGGGCCTGATGGCGTGGTGGAAAGCGGCAACGCGCGCACCATGGCGATACTGCGGGCGCATGCGGAAAGCGGGGACTCGTCGGCGGCCTATCGGCAATATCTCGAATCGCAGGGCTTCAACACGTCGGGCATTCCTGATCCTGTGCTGGTGCGCCGTCGAACCTCCGACCTAGCGCCGGCTGATCGTGCCCGGTTCACAGAGGAAGCCAACGCTTCGCCCACGCTCTCGATGTCGGCCAGCGAGCGCGCGGCATCCGATGCGAAGCGCATCCCGGATGGGGCTTTGGAGCTTTTGCGCAGCGGCGAGATTGGTGGCGCTGAAAACCGTGATTTCGTGCGGGCGTTTCTGCGCTCGGTTCCTGAGCGTGGCGAGGAAGGTGCGCTGGTGACCAACAATGGGCGACTGTCGCTCGATGGAACGCGACGGATACAGAACGCCTTGCTGCAGGCAGGCTACGGCGACGGTCATTTGGTGGCGCGCCTCGCCGAAAGCGGCGACGACAGCATTAGGGGCCTCGGCCATGCCCTTACGGACGTTGCGGGCGAGTTCGCCAAGCTGCGGCGGGACATTACCGCGGGTCACGTTTCGCCGGGTGTGGATATCACGCCGGACATTCTGCAAGCCGTCCGGCTGGTGGATCAAGCCCGCTCCCAAAAGGTGCCGCTGGCGCACACAGCGGCGTCGGTGGATGCGTTCAATCCGACAAGTCCGATAACCGACCTGTTGTTGCGAGATGCCTATGGGGACCGGCTCAACGAGCGCGTGTCACGGGAGCGCTTTGCCAGCTTGCTTCGCGATTTCGTGACGGAAGCCAAGCAACAGACCACGGAAGCCCGATTGTTCGGTGAGCCGGCAAGTGCTATTGAAATATTGCGCACTGCAACGGCTCGACGAGGCGGAAATGACGGAACGCGACCACGGCCTGGCCCTTGGGATGCTGGGCAAGGTGATGGAACGGCAGGCGCTGCAGGACGGCGACCTGAACCGGCTGCGCCGGGCTCGGCTGGCTCAAGCGCAGGCAGCGCAGATGCGCGAGTCCTCGCCAGACCCGAACTTGTCCCCAACTTCGACAAAGCCGCCTCGGAAAGACTGACGGCGGCCAATACTGCCACGCGCGAACGGGTCCAGACTTTCGATAAGGGGCCAGTGGGTGGTATCCTCCGGCCGGCCGGCATGGCGGGGCAATATCGCTCGCTCGATTCCGCTGTTCCTTCGCAAATCTTCAAGCGCGGTCCAACCGGCTTTGAGGCGGTGAACGCCTATCGCCACGCTGTCGGTGATGCCGCGGCCATGGAAACGCTCGGGGATTATGCGGCGGCATCCCTGCGGCAAGCCGCAATGCGGCCCGATGGGCTGATTGATCCGGCTCGTTTCAACACCTGGCGGCGGGCTCATTCGGACGCGCTGCGCGCCATGCCTGAGACTGCGGACAGGCTTTCAACCGCTGCCGCCGCCACGCGAGAGATTGAAACGGTGGCGGCCATCCGCCGCGATGCGCTCGACCAGTACCAGCGCGGCGTCCTCGGGGCGGTCCTCGGCGCAACCGAACCTGCGGAGGTCGCGCATATTGTCGGCCGTGCGCTCGCCCAAAAGGATTCCGGTCGGGCGATGCGGCAATTGGTCGGTGAGACAAGAGGCAATCCAGCCGCTCGTGAGGGATTGCGCCGTGCGGTGGTCGATTCAATTGCCGATCGGTTCATTTCGAATACGGAAGCGGCGACCACGGGGCAGGGCCTAATCAAGTCCGATCAATTCCAGACCTTTATCCGTGCCAATCGGGACGCATTGCGGCAGGTATTCAGCGAACCGGAATTGAATAGCCTCAATGCAATTGCCAAGGACCTTCAACGGGCCAATCGCTCGGTAACGGCGGTTAAGCTGCCCGGGCAATCGAATACGGCGCAGGATTTACACGCGTCCCTGCTGGGCAAGGTGGTTGGGCTGGCGCGGCATGGCGCGGATGCTGGTTCGGGATTCCTTGGCTCAGTGGCGTCCGTGGCCGGCTCTACGGTGGGCGCGGCCATGCGCGCGGCCGGGATGCGCTCGGTGGATGATCTGGTGCGCGAGGCGATGCTAAATCCGGCGCTGGCGCAGCGCCTGCTGGCAAAATATCGGCCGGAGACTCCCGGAGCCAAGGCTCGAGAATTGAGCGTGGCGAACTATCTGCGCCGCAACGTCGCGGCCTCGCTGTTCTCCACCGCAGATGAAAGGCGCGAACAATGATTATCGAATTGGCCGGATTGCCGAGTTCGTTCCCGTCTTTCGTCGAACAAGTCCCGGCACTGCCGGGCCGCGAGCGTGAAATTGTCAGTCATTGGAATCCGGTGCGTTCTGGTATCGCGTCCGTCGATCAAACCCGTGGCGTCAAGTATTTCCAGGAAGCCATGACATTCGCTCGCGCGATTACCGCCAACATTCCGGGCGGCAACGGCGCTTATTTCATCTCATGTGTATTGAAGGAGATGCGCGGCAGCCCTTTCGGAATGATGAGCAGGCGTTTATTGGCGAATTGGCCAGTAAGGCGATGGCAGGCGGTTTCAGTCCACTGCTGATTGACGCTGAGGCGGCAGGTTTTGCGCAGCGCTATCAGATTGACGTGCCCTCGGTGCGGGAAATGGAAACCATTATTCGCGGCTTCCTGATCTCGGCCGGTCAGGAGCGCAACCCGGGAAAGGTGCTGGCGACGATCGATGAATGGTTGCGCTCGCCCGCCCCTGACGGCTGGGCGCTCGAATTGGTTGCGCTCGGAATCGCGGGCGCGGCAATGAAGGGCGAGGCAAACTGATGGTTTGGCGCAGTCATCGCGAACCGCGCAAGCCGGTGGCGACGGTCGAACGCCTCGGCCGCGATAGTCTTGACGTAAACGATTTGAAGCACTGCGGGCTGCTGCAGGATGATCGCCGGGCAATGCGGCCGGGCTTCGCGCGTTGGCCTGCCATTACGCGGATCGTGGGCGATCGATACTGGCTTGAATTGCACTTGGGCGAGCGGGCGCCGCAACAAGTCCGCGTGTCATGGACACGCTGTCACCTCGGCGGCTTCCGGCCATGGCTGCATTGCCCGCATTGTCAGAAGCGCGTCGGCAAGCTGTTGCCGAGCCTCACGGGATACTATTGCCGGACCTGCATTGGCTCGCCGCTCTACGCCAGCCAAGCAAAAAGCCGGGCCGGGCGTATTCATTTCGAGTTGTGCAAGCTGCGGCTGATGCTCGGCGGTGCCGCGAGGGCGACTGAGCCGTTTCCTGATCGCCCGCGCGGGATGCATTTGGCGACCTATGAAAAAATCCGCGATCGTGCTACAAGGCTGGAAAGGGCTTTGCCCCGCCGTCACCGGGTAAAAGAGCCGGATTACCGCAATCTGGTCTATTACACTCCCTGACCAACTTCCCAAATGATTTAGGTGGAAAAGGTTTAGGCCGGACTCCCCTCGGGGCCGGTCAAAGGTCCTCGCAGCTTCGGCCTGCGAAACAAGCGGCAAATTTTCCGCTTGATCCGGTAGTGTCCTAATTTGAATTTTTCGCGATCTCTAATCGTTGCCGGGCAATCGCAAATGTCATTTCGATAATGAGGGTTGCGATCTCACGCGCTTCATCATCGGACATGCTCTCCAAGGTAGAGGGAATATGTCCCGTAGCCGGATCGGTTCTTACAGCAGTTAGCCGGTCCATAATTTCGCGATACTGCTCTTGGAGTTCGGGATAATCTGCGAAGTCACTCAATTGCAGTACGTAGAAACTCTTGGACGCGCTAAGAATCCGAGATCGCATTCGATCTTCACCAGCGAGCGAGAAAATTGCCGTCGAAAACTTTTCCCAAGCATAACCAAGGCGGTCCATATCTATCACTCTCTCTACTTCGACGTTCTTTCAACCAATTCCTCTAGCGACCATAGCCGATCATTGACGTTCGCGACCATAGCGCGCTGACGCGCCTGTGAAGTCGCTCGCGGTCGCCACGGTTCCGCCTTGGTCGCTCGATGTCCCTCGATGTCGCTCGCGCGACGGCCGGCACCCAGCCTATTGTCCGCAGTGGACATAGCCCGCGGGGGCGTCGGCGCCGGTTCGCCGCATCGGGGTTTACTGCGCGGGCTGATCCGGCTCCCTCAATCGAGGAACCCGGCTTGCGTCGGTGGCGGCGGCTGGCGCACTCGCGGCCTTTAGCGCGTCCAAGGTGCGCTTGACCTGAACGGGCCTCCAGGTGCCGCCACCGCGCGGCGTGGGGATGCCAGCGGCGTCTAGTGCGGTGGCGATGGCCTGCAGCGTCGTCGCGCCTGTCTGGCGAATCGCTTCAATGGTCGGCGCGAGGTCGGCGGCGCGATCGGCGGCGCGTTTCTTGCCGGCAGCGGCTCCCGCCTTCTGCGCATCGTGGCTGATGACAACCGCGGCGCCGTCGCTCTTGCGGATGCGTGGCCCGCCAAGGGTCCGGCCTCGGGCCTTCGCGGCTCCCAGCGCGGCCTTGGTGCGCGTCGATATCATCCCGGCCTCGAGTTCGGCCACGGCAACCATCTGCTGCAAGAGAAAGCGGCCGGTTGCGCCTTCGATCTGCGGCAAGTCGGCAAATCGCACGTCAACGCCAGCCTCTAACAGCCGACTGAGGAAAGCCACGCTCCGGGTAAGCCGGTCAACCTTGCTGACGACGAGCGGGCAACGGTGCAGCCGCGCGGCGGCCAGCGCCTTGTCCAGTTCGGGGCGATCTGCTCGGCGTCCGCTCTCGATCTCGGTAAACTCCGCAACAATGCGCCAGTCCCCGCCATTGAGATAGGCCACCACCGCGGCGCGCTGCGCTTCAAGGCCAAGCCCGCTTCTGCCCTGGCGCTCGGTCGAAACCCGATAGTAGGCGACGAATTTTCCGTGAGCGGTCATTGTCATGCGCTCCGTAGCTGAAAAAGCTCGGGGTAATACTGGCGGGCGCATGCGAAGCATTCCTCTGCTGTCGAAAGCGCGACCTTCCACCGCTGGTCATCGGTGGCGTTCACTAGCGCGGGATCGCCCCAAGAGTTCTCCATGGCGCTGCCCTCGACGCGGACGCGCAAGGCTTCGTGGCTGATGCCGGCGAGGAAGGATTCAAAGCGGGCTTCTGCCTCGGTCATGGTGCAAGCCTCGTCCCGGTGCCGCTGGTGCGGTTGTCGTAAAGCGGCACGGCGTCGGCGGTCCAATCGCCGGGCGGCCACACGCGACCATTGAACGAAACGCGCGCAATGACGGCGCCGGCCTCGTCAACGATATTCGGGGATGGCGTCTGGCTCGCGCCTTCGCCTTTCTTGTCGCGGGCGGTGCAGAACATCTGCTATGCTTGCGCGAGGCTAGCGACCTGATAGCGCGTTGCGCCGATCTGCAGGAACATGGTCTGGGCGATGCCGGTGCTGGTGGTCAACTGCGTTCCCTCGGTCGAAAGGAGACAGGGCGGCTCTAGGGTACGATATCAGGGCCAGTGCGTTCGTTTGCAGTTCGTGGGCCGACCAAGGGGACGCGCCCTTCTTGGATTTATCGGCTCCGGGCTTCAATTCCGGTGGTGTTGCTGGCGTTCGCTATCCCGAAGGGACCAAATTAGCCGAGGGCCTATGGTTCAATTCGCTACTGTGCCCGCTCAACCGGCTCCGCGCCTGCTTGCCTCGCGTTTCGCCTGTCGTTTGCCTCTACCCTAGGGCCTGCCTGCGTCCTCCGTTTGTGTCGGGAACATCCTGCCCATATCTTTACACTACTGTCAACGGGCGTTGACAGATTTGTAAAAGATTGATGGTTCCCGGTTCTGGCTGGTGATCCTGCCCGGAACCGTCCCGCGAGGTCTGCGGGTTTGGCATGGCTTGGCGGGTGTCGTCTGCCGACTGTCGGACGACATGTCGGCTTTGTCGGACGACAGTCGCCGACAACTCGGCAAAGGTCCGTCAGCAAAGTAGTGCGATCTGCTGGCGGGCGGCGCCAATCTCTCAACCTGAGCATGTCTGCGGCGGCCGGGCGCAAGGCTGGCGGGCTGGTGATTCGCGGATCGGGGAAATCGCGGCCCCGCTATATCCGCGCCGGTCCAGCCAATCGATTCCACTGCATTCCACCGCTTTCCACCCTGTTTCCACCGTCTTGATGCTCGTCGCCTACAGGGGCACGAATAGGGGCAGGGCGTTCTGGCAAAATAAAAGCCGCGTTAAATCAGGTGTTTATCGCAATATCTGGCGGAAGGGGTGGGATTCGAACCCACGGTACCCTTGCGGGTACGCCGGTTTTCAAGACCGGTGCCTTAAACCACTCGGCCACCCTTCCCAATGCGAATCTCTTGAGGGAAGCCGCGACCGATTGCAAGCGACTGCTCGGTCCCCGCGTTCATGAGGGCGGACGACTCGCGGGCGCAACCATTCCTTCACCACGTCCGCGCCCACCCCATTTCCGCCGCCTTCGCCCTGCGATATGTTCATACCTTGGTGCGGAGATGGGCCGCATCGAGAATTAGCGGCCGTTGCGCCTGAGATAGGCGCGCGGCCGGCGGAATGGTATTTGGGGCGATGGGGATTCGGCGATCAGACCAGGTTGGCAGGGCAGTGCGAGCCGCTGCGGTCGCAGCTGCGTGCCTCCTTCTTGCGAATTGCGCCCAAAACGGAAAATTCAGCCGCGTCGATCCCAAATACGGAGTGTCGAGCAGCCCGCGGGTGGTCGCTTTTGGCGAGCCGGTG